ATTCTATGCAGAACTTAAATCCTTGAGGCGTGATGAGATCTCCGTAGATCTTTAGGTGCTCAGGGAGCGTGTGCGTGGTAGCAAATGCACCAGATCCAGGACTTCTCGAAAATTCTGTGGTCTTGAATCTATCATTGAGTAGCTGCGCCACTTGTCTTTCGAAAGCGTTGCCCTTGGTGCGGCTGTTTTTCCTCTTCGGCTTCTTTCGAAGCTGAGATAAATCGTAGTTATCTTTCATGTTTTTATCACTCTCGCACTATAATAGGTCAGTTGATTATGTCACAAGAATTAAAGTTCGCCTTCAACCCTGAAGGGTGGAAAATTAAAACAGAATATCGGAGTAAGAATAGAATGAAATTTCAACTCAAACTAAACCAAGAGGAATCAGAAGCGTTTAAGAACTTCGCTAACTCTGTCAAGCCAGAAGATCTAGGGATGCAGGATTTCGTGCGCTCTATTTTCTTTAATGGTGTACGTGCGTTGGAGGAGCAGCTTACTGCTAACCTCGTCCAGCACATGGAAGAGAATAGAGAGGACTATGAGGCTTCAGGATTTACTTTTGATGCTTCAGGTAAACTTACTGGAGTCGATGAAGCGACTGCTAGTGGTTCTATTGAAGTGGTAGAATAATGTATGTTCCTGTGTTTCTCCAGACGGAGAACGAACTTAATAAAGTTCTCAGGAAACAAAAGAAGTCCAAGCAAGAGTTGGCTATTTTGTTTACCTCCCTGTGGGATTCCTACAGTCAAGAGTTAGTAACTAAACTTAAGTTTAGAGAACTCACTCTCACTCTCTACCCCATCCCCGATGAAGAGAAAGAGCATCGTGTTCCTCTTTATGTTGTGGACAGTTACACGATGCCACATGCCTTCGTTATTTATCAGACTTCGAAGCTTCCACACCTAGTCCATCTGAAGAAAATGCAAGTTACTTCTATGGACTACCTTCCTATAGTTTACGAAGAACTTGGTTTGTAACCTTTGATCTCTTCGTATTCTGCTAACTTGGCTTCGTATTTTTTATTCTTTGTGTAGAGGAGTTTTAAATTATTCACTATTACAGTAGTGAAGTAGTTGAATGCGCTGCCCTTGGATGGTTGGAAATTTTTTAGAGTCTTTAATATTAGCAGAAAACATTCTTGTTTGGCATCATCTTTTTCTATTTTAAATTTAAAACTTTCAATGATATTTATTATTAACAAATCAAACAGTTCCATTAATTCATCTTCATACTCCTTTGGATCATAAAGATATAATGGGATAATTTTTTCAAATCTATTGTTGTCAATGTAATACACTTTTTTACCCATACCCTATAATAGACTAATGAGCGAGCTACGAAATATATATGCAGGACATAAACCCCCCTGTCCTAACGCTCTATGTGAGGGGTGTACAATTTTAGAACAAAATAAACCTGCGTATGCAGAGATGGACTACGAATTCCTGGAGGAAGGCGAGGTCCTTTTTTTATCGGACTCATACCGATATAAGTATGGACAGATGGAACCCTTCTACAAGAAGGAAAAGGAATTAATTGAGAAACATTACCCTTCCAAGCTTCAGTATGCTGTGGCAGTTAAGTGTCCCACTGTAAAAGAGGGGGACATGACCCCAAATAATATGAAGCTATGCAGAGCGCATCTGGAAGCCACTATAGATAAGGTAAAGCCACGCCTTGTTTACACTTGTGGAAACTTAGCAATGAAAATGCTTATTAAAAAGAGTGGCATTATGGATAAGAGAGGAAAATCTTATGAGTATATTACTGACGCTGGTCACACTTGTATCGTTGTGCCTATTTACCATCCTTATACGGTCATTAGAGAACCGAGACACACCTACCTCTTCGAAACAGATATCAAAAATGCATACGAAAAATATGTACTTGGCAAAAAAACTGAGAGGAACTTCTCCTACACAGTTCTCACGGAGATCAAAGATGTGGAAGCACTGGGGGAGATGCTGAGAGATTCTGAGGAAACTATTGCAGTAGATATTGAGACTACAGGTTTAAATTTTAGGAAGGATAGAATTCAAACAATTGCTATTGCTTTGGAGGGGAAGACTTGGGTTATTCCTCTAGATCATAAGGATTCTCCTCACAAAGAAACTACGTTGGTGTGGGGATACCTACGCTCTATTCTAGAGAATCCTAAGAACAAGAAGGTCTTTCATAATGCTAAGTTCGATGTGAAGTTCCTTCTTAATCACGGTATAGAACCCACTAATGTATGGGACACTAAGATCATGCACCACTTTCTTAATGAGACAGCCCCCAAGGGTCTCATGGATTTGGTGAAACTTTACTTCGCAGATGAGTTGGAGAATCTGTAATGCTTACTGTAAATAATCCTAAGACTTTTGATTGGGCAGGGATGTCTCTCTCTGATTGCTGTGAGGGAAATGCTGCGGACTCTTACTTCACCCTCAAGCTCTTCAATTTAATCGAGGGGAAGCTTGAAGAGCTAGGGATGGGTAAGATTATATCTAAACTTATCATGCCTTCTCTCTCCACCTTCTCAGAAATGGAGTATGAGGGGATGCATGTGAGTGAGGATAAACTTAGGGAAGTAGCAAGGCAGTTAATGTCAGCTAATATTGAGGAAGAAGATGCGTTATATGGATTTGATGAAGTAAAAACTTCTGATAATCTTTCCTCAAACAATGACCTCATTGATATCTTATATACGAGGGAAGAGGGCTTTGGGTTGTACCCTCCTGATTGCACAGCCAAGGGAAATCCATCTGTCTCAGCCCCAACATTAAAACTATTGTTAGGCCAGATTGAAGAGGAGCTAGAAAAGCGTGGGTAAATGGAACTATAGAGATGAGGGTAAGAAAATCAGCAAGTCTGTGCTGAAAGAAAAGACTACACCTCAACTTAAGTACATGCAAAAGTTTCTTAAGAAGTTATTAGAACTTCGTAAGTCTCAGAAGCTAGAGAAGACTTACATCGTAGGCACTAAGAAAGCTATCGAGTATAATGAGGAGCCTAAGATTTTCGTAGACTATAGGTTCGATGGTACAGCGACAGGTAGATTATCCTGTGCTTCTTACGTAGCTCAGAAACCTATGGGAGTCTCCTTTCATACCCTTCCTAGAGACAAAAAAAATAATATTCGTAGTTTATTTGTGGCTCCTAAGGACCATTACTTTATCACAGTAGACTATGCGGCCATGGAATTGCGTGTCCTCGCACACATAGCTAAGGAGGGTAACATGCAGTTGGCTTTTAATAGGGGGGAGGATCTCCATACCTATACTGCTAAGATGCTTTTTAATAAAGATAGTATTACTAAGAACGAACGTCAGATTGCTAAGGCTGTTTCTTTCCTGATTGTATATGGGGGAGGGGCTTTTAATCTTGCAGAGACTACAGGCATCTCCATTGGGAGAGCAGGTAAGATTATTAAAAATTATCAGAATGTGTACCCAGGTATTTTTACTTACATGAATTTTATTCAAAAGTTTATTAAAGACAACCAATATGCCTACACTATCTTCGGAAGACGTAGAAATCTCCCTGATATAGGTTCAAAAGATTTCTCCATACAGAACCGTGCCTTCCGTCAGGGGCTCAATTTTACAATCCAGTCTACTGCCTCGGATGTATTATTGTGTGGCCTCCTGGGGACGCACAGGCGGCTTAAAAGGGAAGCTGTTAGGGCTTACCCAGTTGCCACTGTCCATGACAGCTTAGAAGTAGTCTGTCTCAAAGAAGACGTAGAGAAATGTCTTGAGATCATCTATGATGAACTGGTAAACTACCCCTTTATCAAGGATAATTTTAACATCCATTTTGACGTACCACTTAAGATTGACGCGGAGGTAGGCCACTCTTTTGGGGATGGGGTAGAGATTGTTTTTGATGCGGATGGAAGTCCTAATAATTTGGAAGATATTAAATGAAGATAGGGTGTTTATATGACGGTTCTGTAGAATTGCTTAATAGCACGCCAGAAGGTGATTTGTTAGTAGTAAATGCGGCAAGGTGTTCCTTTGATAAGGAGCATGAGAAGTTTGATTTGGAGAAGGATAGTAAGTTAATTAATTATCTAGCTCAACATAAACATGTTCTCCCTTTCCGCCATCCGTCTGCTACATTGAGAATTGTAGCACCTATTTTTGTCCTGCGTCAGTTGGGGAAGCATCAGGTAGGTTTTTCGTGGAGTGAAGTGTCCCGACGTTACATCAGTGATGATCCTAAGTTTTATACTCCCAAAGGTTGCTGGAGAGAGAGGGGGGATGATATAAAGCAGGGAAGTTCAGATAATTATATTAATTTGGAACATTCTTTTGTTGTGGATGAGAAACTACATCAACATTACAAAAAATCTTTAGAATTATATAAATATTATCTTCAAACAGATATCTGTCCAGAACAAGCAAGAATGGTTTTACCTCAGTCTATGTTTACTACTACTGTTACAACAGGAACTCTGTTGGGATGGCACCACCTTTATAATCTACGCACAGAGGAGCATACTCAAAGAGAGACCCAAGAGTATGCTAAGGCTATTGCCACGATTATGGGTGAGTTGTTCCCACATAGTTGGAGCGCACTATGCAAACACTCTTAATTACTGACCTCCATTTAAATTCTAGAATACCTGACCTCTTGGATGTTCAGGTAGAGTGCGTCTTAAAGATTTTTTATGATGAGATGCCCGATGAAGTAATAATCATGGGGGATGTTTTCATGTATCGTAAGCCTACTCCTAGTGAATTGATAGGGTTTAAAAAGATTATTACCTGTATGAAATCTTCGGCTAAGGTGGCTGTGATTAGGGGTAATCATGATAGTGAAACAAAAGCCGATGATGGAAGGACAGCTTTACTATTATATGAAGATGACAATGTAAACATTGTCACTCATACTTACGTAGATTATAAAAGGAAGAGGGTTTTTATTCCCCATTACGAAAATGAAGAAACTATTATCAAAGATTTGGAAATGGTCCCTACGGGCTATACGGTATTCGGTCACTTTGGTTATGATGGCTGTCTTAATTCCGCTGGTGACGCTGACTTCGGCATTAGTCTGTCTAACTTTTCTAACCGCACTTTCCTGGGCCATATTCATGGTTTTTGTGAGAGACAAGGAGGATTACCAGACTCTCATTCAACAGTGACATGTTTAGGGACTCCCTATACTACTAATTATGGTGAAGCTTTTAAAGAAAATTTTTATGCTCTTCTTAGTGGAACTAGGTGGGATAATCATTGTTTAGCTATTAAATATAAACAACCCACTACAGGACCTCGACATTTAGTTTACTCTGCCAAGGAAGTAGAAAATAATTTAGATATTATTAATGATCCTAATTATTTTACTTTCCTCAGAATAATGGTGCAAGCAGATCATTATTCTATTCCTTATGATAAATTGAAGGTTGCCTACGTAGATATAAAGTATGCTCCAGTGTTTAACGAAGAGGATATATCTTCCTACTCTGCTGATAGAGATCTTTTTTCCATTAACGATGTAATAATTTCTGATTATATTAAGGAAGCTAACTCAACTATCGCTACTGATAAATTAATGGAAGGCTATAGGTTACTTCAAGATGAAAATTGAAAAAATTAAGATCCAAAATTTTTACTCTTTCAAAGATGTCCTTGTAGATTTCGGAGACTATAGTGGGCTTACGGTAATCAAAGGAAAAAATAAAGATACTGGTGGATCCAATGGTGCAGGAAAAAGTGTACTTGTAGAGGCTGTTTACTTTGGTCTCACGGGGAAGACTATTAGGAAGAGCACCGAAGATAGTTTAGTTAATAATATTGCTAAGAAACACTGCATGGTGGAGATTCATCTCATTCACAATAATGAGTATGTAATAATCACCAGACACAAAAAGCCTACTAAGCTAGAGTTTCATGTGGGAGAAGAGAATAGAACCAAAGATCATGTTGCGGCTACGCAAGCAGAGATTGATTCTGTTTTAAATATAAATTACAAGGTTCTCCTAGCATCTATGTTCTTTGGTCAGTCTAATGATATAAGTTTTTTAGATTCTACTGCTGACGATAAGCGTACAATCATTAGAAATTTCCTGAATCTTGATGATCTTTTTTCCATGAGGGATAAAATTAAAACTCATAAGTCTACGTTTTATCAAGGGGCTAAGGAAAAAGAGGCTGTTATCGCGGAGACTACTAAAAATATTAATAATTTAGAGAAAAAAATTGAGACTGTGGCTCATGCAAAGAAAGCATTTTCAACTTACGGAGAATGTACTTTAGGGTTGTCGCTGGAGGATATTTTAGATGCGGAAGAGAGGGAACGTGATATAAGTTTTAGGTTACATGGATTAGATAAAGAGATAGAGGCTTTGAGAGATAAGAAAGATCATCTCATTCACATGTTGGACAACCCTAAGGAGGTAGAGTATTGTGATAAGTGTAGTCAAGTAATTGCCATAGAGTTTGATGAATATAAGTATTTAGATGATTTAAAGGATACTGATAGAGTGCTTTCTACTTTTCTGGAAAAGAGACAAGCGGTGGAGAGTAATAGTTGTCCTCCTCCTATTTCCTCTAAGGAATTTTCTAAAGTTCTTAAGTATAAAGAGTTGTGTAGGGACGAAACTAATTATGTTGACATGCGTACAGAAATGCTAGCTTCTATTGAGGAAGCAGACGCAGAGAAAGATTCTCACAAGACTTGGTATGAGGTGATGCGCTTTTGGGAGAAGGCATTTTCTGAGCAAGGAGTCATTAAGTATATTATAAATAACATCTTAGAGTATTTTAACGAGAGGTGTAATTTTTACCTCTCATACTTAACAAACTCTAAGTATTTTGTAGAATTTGATCAAGAATTGCATGAGAAAATAGAGACAGGCGGGAGACTTGTTCAGTATATATCTTTGTCTGGTGGGGAAAAGAGAAAGATTAACCTTGCAGTCATGCTAGGTCTAAAGGATCTTCTCATTCTTACTGACAAATCTCATCTGGATTTACTATTCTTTGATGAAGTTGCTGAGAACATTGACGAAGAAGGTGTCATTGGTCTGCACCAACTTTTACAAGAAATTAAAAAAGATAAAACCGTTTTCGTTATTACTCATAATAAATATCTCAAGACTCTTCTCGATTCTTCTCCCAGACTTTCTATTATTAAACGTAAAGGAATCTCAACTATAAAGGCATAGCATGGCAATAACTACTCTTTCTCAGCTTGGACAGGAAATTTTTGAAGCTCGATACGCATACCCAGGAGAAACTAAATGGGGAGAGAGGGCTAAGGTTATTGCTAAGACTGTAGCCTCGGCTGAGAAAGATGAGGATAAAGAGAAGATTGAAAAGGCCATTTATGAAGCAGTTGGTTCAGGAGATTTTATCCCAGGAGGACGTATCATTTTTGGTGCTGGTCGTAATAGAGGCCATCATAATCTCCTTAATTGTTATGTTATCATACCTGAAGACAGCGTAGATTCTATCGGTAAAACTGTGCAGGATATGTACAAGATCTCTTGTGCAGGGGGAGGAGTAGGGTTTAACGTATCCAAGATCCGACCTAAGGGTGATGACATCGGGAGCGTCCCTAACTCGGCTCCTGGTGCGGTCTCTGTCCTTAAGATGATCAATGAGGTGGGGGAACATGTGAGGGCAGGGAAGAACCGCAGGACCGCTCTCATGGGCATCCTTAATATCACTCATCCTGATTTACTGGACTTCTTACACGTTAAATTGGATCAGGGGGAGCTTAATAATTTTAATATTTCTGTTGCTATCACAGATCGTTTTCTTGAAGCTGTAGAGCTTGATGAAAATTGGTTTTTTACCTTTAACAATAAAGAATACCACTCTTATGATGTAGTTCGGGGAGAAGCCGAAACCATTCAAGTTATTGCTATAGATGAAGAGGATGCCTTAGCTAGAGCAGAAAATTTTTATAAAATTAATTGGGCTGATACGTTTAAAGTATTAGGTCGTCGTGATATTAAAGCCAGAGAATTGTGGAATATCATTTGGAAAAACTCTGTAGAATCGGGAGACCCAGGTATATACAATATAGATTTAGCAAATAGATATACTAACGTTTCGTATTTTGAAAAATTGGATTCTACAAACCCGTGTGGTGAAATTTCTCTACCGTCATACGGCAATTGTTGTCTGGGCAATATTAATCTTAGTAATATGGTACTTGATGACGGAAGTAATGTCGATTGGAAAAGACTTGCAAGAACTGTTAGAACAGGAATCAGATTTTTAGATAATGTTCTTACTATTAACACCTTCCCTACTAATACATGTAAGTTAGTAGGGGAGCGTTCCCGTAGAGTAGGGTTGGGAGTTACAGGTCTTCACTACATGCTGATCAAGCTTGGCATTAAGTATGGTAGTGAAAAGTGTTTAGAGTTTTTAGAAAGATTATTTGCTACTATTAGAGATGAGTCTTACAAGATGTCGATTTATCTGGCGAGGGATAAGCAACCTTTCCCAGAGTTTAACGCAAAAAAATATCTAAATGAAGAATTCGCTAGAACCCTTCCCGCAAGAATCCGAATGCTTATTAAGAGGCATGGGATACGCAATGCTGTTCTGCTAACCATTCCACCTTGCGGCACTATATCTATGCTTCACGGAGTATCTAGTGGTATTGAGCCTATATTCTCTGCCATGTATAATCGTCGTTATCGTCATGCGAATACTTGGAAGGACCAGCTAGTAGTAGATCCATTGTTTAAGGAATATTATGATGAAGGAAAAGATGTGGATAGTTTTATCGGGGCTTATGATATACCTCCAGAAGATCATATTAAAGTTCAAGCAACTATCCAAAAGTATGTGGACTCTTGTATATCTAAGACTATCAATTTACCCAAGTCTTCTACGCCTGAAGAGTTTTCTCAAGCAGCGTTGGATTATGCTCCGTACCTCAAGGGGCTTACAGTGTATCGCGCAGGCTCTAAGGGGAATGAACCTCTAGAAGCTATACCTTTGACAGAAGAAAATATACAAAAGTATATGAAGAAGGAAGAGGTAGAAGAAGCAGTGCAGACAGGAGAAATGTGTTCCTTGGCGGGAGGAGAGTGCGGTGGCTAAAAAATTATATGAATATGCCTGTCATGATTGTAGAGTATTATGGGAAAAAGAGTATGACTGGGGTAAGCCAGCAAAAAAAACTAAGTGTCCTGAATGTGGAAAGAGACGGGGACAAAATTGGTTAGATAGACCCCCTCCTCCTGTTCATTTTAAAGGTGCGGGGTGGACAGGAGTTAATTCAGTTACTGGATTCAATAAGAAGGGGGGATCGGATGAAATTAATCTGAAGCTTCAAGAGGGGTGTAAAGAGAGAATGAAAACTGGATGGCAACACTATGCTAGGTATACTCCATCAAAAGGGTACTTAGAACAAGCCAAAGCTAGGCCCCTAAGTGATCAGGAAGTAGCAGATAAGTTAGCTTTGTCTAAAAAAGTAAGTGCTCACAACTATGATAAGGCTGGGATAGATCCCTACAAAAAGACGAAACCTCAGTAACCCGAAGGACTCATGTACGAATTCAGCGATAACATTCAACGTGGAATTCTTTATCTTTTAAAATCTGATAAAGATTTCTATCTACAAATCGTTAACCTTGTCCAGCCTGATTACTTTGAATTTCCTTCTCATAGGAAAATCTTCTCAGTAATTAGAGATCATTATGAGAAGTACAAAAAGCTTCCTACAGATGATTTTATAGAGCAAGAGATTAGATCTACTAAATCTCAAAAAGAATCTCTTCATGATTACACTGATGAGATTGTTTATATTAATCGTCTAGACACCTCTGCTTTAGAGGGGCAAGAATACTTTCTAGATTTAATTGAAACCTTTGCCAAGCGTGAGGCTATGAAGGATGCTATTAAGCAAGCCTTGGTTTTGATTAAGGAAGATCGAGTAGAAGAAACTGAACAGCTTGTAAGGAAAGCTCTTACGGTTAGTAGGACTGTAGATATTGGACAAGAATATTTTTCTGATATTAACTCGCGTTGGGAGCGAACATATAATTCTGAGGAGCAAGATAAGTTTAAGACGCTACTACCCTCTTTGAATAAGTCTTTGGAGGGAGGACTTGGTGAAAAGGAACTAGCTATGGTCATTGCCCCGCCAGGAGTAGGGAAGTCCCTGTGGTTGGTGAATCAGGGAGTACAGAGCATGATGGAGGGGCGTAAGGTGCTGTATGTGTCCATGGAGATGTCAGAGGACAAGATTGCTCAACGCTTTGATTCTATCATGACCCTAATCCCTCAGGCGCAGTTAAAGGATCCGTCCGCTCAAGCGAAAGTAGGGGAAAGGCTAAGTATTTTCCGAACTAATTTCCCCGATGGCAAGCTTGTGATTAAAGAATTCCCTACAGGTACAGCCACAGTTAATACTTTACGAGCATTGTTGGTGCAACTTAGAAATTATGAAGAGTTTGTCCCTGATGTAATCATTGTAGATTATCTGGAGTTGATGCGTCCTACTAGAGAGAACCAGCATGAGTATATTGCACAACAGAGGATTGCAGAAGAGTTGCGTGGATTGGCAATGGAGAATAAAGCTTTGCTTTGGACCGCCACTCAAACTAATAGACTTGGTAGAACTGTAAAGATTATTACAGATGCAGAGTTGGGAGACTCTTACGGAAAAATTAGAACATGTGATTTTGCTATCTCGTTGAATCAAAATGAACAAGAGTTTGATGAGGGGAGTATGAGAGCTTACGTAGTTAAATCAAGAAATGGTAGACCTAGGTTTAGTGTTCCAATGAAGGTGGATTATAACATTCTGCGGATGGAGGAAGGAGAGACCATAGATGAAGAAGAGTAAGAATACGTTGCTCAGTAGTTTGCCCAAGTATTTTGATGTGGGGTGGGCTAAATTTACTTTTGTAGTGAAGAAAAATTTGAATGATGGGGAAGGTTCTAAGTGTTTTGGTATAACCGACTTTAACAAATTTATTATTTTCTTAGAAGAAGACATGTCTGACATTGAGGCACATCACACTATTATACATGAGTGTAGTCACGCTCTAGCAGATACCTTAGGTTTAGGCGGTCCTGAAGATGGATGTGAGGATAAGGTAGAAACTACAAATGAAATTATCACAGAATCAATGTGCAGAGCGTTTTTAATGTTTAAGAATTTAAATTCTGAATTATGGGAAAAACTTTTTGAGGAGTATTATGAATAAAGCGCAAAATTTGCTAGAAGCTCTGGGTGATCTAACTTGGGAGAATTATGTAGATATCGCTGACAGTGTAACCAAGTTTGATAAGCATGAGATTGATGTAGAGATGTCTCGCCAAGCATCTGTGTATTCTTATTATCAAGGTCTTCTTTCCGTATCGAAGAAATGCTTGGATGAGGCTAATTTGGAATTAATCAAATATACGGCTCAAACTCGAAAAGAGAAAAAGAGGTCTACACCATCGAAACAAACTGCTAAGGATTTGGACGATTTTGTTGAATCTAGTTCTGAATTTGCAGTATATACGGAAAAGGTAAATGAAGCTTATTTTAAGTATACCCTACTAAAGGGTCTAGTGTCGTCATTGGAGCATAAGAAGGATATGCTTGTACAGCTATCTTCCAATCGGCGCGCCGAGACAAATTTATATAGATAATCTAAAAAATTCGTGAACTACGTCTATAATATACCAACTGGCCCAACTAACCATAAGGAGGTTTAACATGGCTATTGACTTGAATGCTCTTAGAGCGAAGCACGCTGAACTCAGCACCCCAGGAGGAAACGCTAACAGCGATTTCCTGTCTAAGTTTGTCCAACTGCAAGATGGTACAAACGCTATTCGCATCCTTCCTGGTAAGGATGAGGATACACTATTCTATGCGGAGACCAAGATTCACCGCGTCCCCACTGGTGATGGACAAACAAAGAATATTCATTGCCGAAAGATTCATGGGGAACCATGTCCTTTGTGTGATATGTATTATGGTCTATGGAAGGAGCCTAACAAAGACGAAGATCTGGCTCGTCAAATCAAGCCTCGCGCTCGTTATTATCTGAACGTAGTGGATCGTGATAGTGGGGATGTAAAAATCCTTTCTATTGGTGTGATTCTTTTCAAGAAGATCATCGCTGCTATGCTGGATGAAGATTTCGGTGATATCACTGACCTTCAGAATGGTCACGATTTTAAGATTGTAAAGATCATGGAAGGGCAGTGGCCCAAGTATGATCAGTCGCAGCCTCGTCCCAAGTCTTCTGAGGCTGGGAATAAGGCAGAAGTTGCTGCATGGATGGATTCCCTCCACGATATTCATGCTCTTGTCAAGTTGGAGGATTATGAGGATGTGAGGGAATCTGCTCAAGGACTTCTTCCATCACCTGAAGGTAGCATGGAAAATCCCCAACCCTCCGAGGATGTTGCGGATGACGACTACCTAACAAAAATGCAAACGAGTTAGTTATGTTTAAACTTAAAAAGATGATGTGTATTTTGGTTCTGCTGACTGTAGTAGCAGTGCCCACATCTTGTGGGGTTATGGATTGGATTAACCAACAAGATATGGTTCTTACTACGCTTAGTCAAGTAGAAGTCGAGCATCGGGAGAAAGTAATTGTACTACCTGCTGATGAGATTCCTGTGGAGTATAGGGAATCGTGGAAGGATGAGGTAGTGGT